GTATTTGGAGGGGTTATGAATGCTGCTAATAACCAAACTATAAGAATAAGAGTAAAAACAAATGGAACTATACTATTAGATAGTGGTGTACAGGCTTTGACAAACTCAATTATAAATGATGTCTGGAGTTTAAACATAGATTTTACAATTAGACAAATAGGCGGTGCAACTGTAGCATCTATAGTTTCACTTGGCTCATTTCATTATATTAAAACTTCTAATGCATCAACTCAAGGCTTTGCATTTAATGTAATTAACAATACTACATTTAACACTACAATAAACAATACATTAGACGTAACTGTTCAATGGGGTTCCAATAATGCAGGTAATAATATTTATAGTGATATATTTATATTAAACAAAACATATTAAAAAAGTTAAATAAATGAACAGATTAAGTAGAGCAGATATTTTAACCATGTTTGGGTACAAAGCAGGTACCAAACTATACAATTTATTATACAGCAGTTGTGCTAACTTTTGTTGTATAATTAAAAATTGTTTAGGTATTTCTAGTGGAGGTAATGCAGGTTTAGTTTTAAATCAACAAGGAAATTGGGTTACTTTAGAAGAAAATGAATTTATAGAAGTAGCAAACTTTGCAGCCTTACCAGTAACAGGCGAGTCAGGTGTTATATATGTAACCTTAGACACCAATAAATTGTATCGGTGGACAGGTTCTACCTACGTTGAAATATCTGCTAGTGTATCTCCTGTATGGGGTGGAATAACCGGAACACTTAGCAATCAAACTGACTTGCAAAATGCTTTAAATGCAGATACATTTGCATTAGATTTTACTGCTGGAGTTTTAACGTATTCTTTTTACGCTCCGTATGCTATGAAAATAAATAGCGTTACGAATGTTTTAAACTCACCAACTACAACTATAACGACTACTGTAGGGTTAACTCCTTACACATTAGGGAATACTATAACAATAGGTACTCTAATAAACATAACAGTTTCAACTTCTAGTGTTATAAGATTAAATATATTAACAGTATGAGCAATTATATAAAAGTTTTACCAGCGGTTAGCACTCCAATAGGTGCTACATTAATGAAGACAGGTCAGACCACGTCTTATAGAACAGGTGATGACGGTGATTTAGAATTAGGTCGTGCGACAGATTTCTTTACTTTACCTAGTAATAACCCATTCGGAAATAATAGAAGATTTACAGGAACTACAGGAGGGTATCAAACAGGTGGAATTAATTATAATAAAGACGGAGGAACTACTACTGCTGCATTAGCTTTCCCAAATGATATAGTAATTGATTGGAGTACATATAATGGAACAAATGCACTAGGATATTATAGAGTTCTTTCAGGAGATGTTGTGTGGAATACTGCTATTGACAATTCATTAGCTTTTAGTATAGGAACTTATACAAGTGGTTGGAGACTTCCTAATTCTACAGAAATGATTTCATTAATGTACATATTGTTAACTCAAAGCCATTCATATAATTACAACCCATTCAATTTTACATGGACTGGGTATTTTTGGACATCGACCAATGCCTCTACAACAGTTTTACTTATGTACCCTTTTCAACATAGTACGATAATACTTTCTAAAACACAAGGGTCTACTAGATATATTCCAGTAAGAACATTCACAGTAACAGGAACAACTTTAACTTAAAAATAAACAATCATGGCAACATATAAATTTGAACAATTCAACGTAGAAATAACAAATCCAATAGTAGAAGTTACTAATGTAATCGATTCAATCATTACAAAGGTTTGCTCTGCTGATGTATTACTAACAACAGACTCTGCTAATTTTGGAATAACCTTATCAGGATTTACTTATCAAGATACATGGTCAGATGAAGACATTATTAACTGGGTGAATAATGTAGAGCTTCCAAAGTACGAAGTAAAGTAGTAGTATAAAGTAAATTATAAACTAATAAAAATGCCAAAGTTTGATTTAATCCTATTCTTAAAGTCTTTAATACTAGCCTTTATATCTTTTAAATAATTAAAAATAATGGGAAAATATTTTAATGCTTTTATAATGTCCATAATAACTTTTTTTTCTCCTATAGCAGGATTATTATTAGCTGTTGGAGCTATGATTATTTTAGACACTGTATTAGGCATTACAAAGGCTATTAAAAATGAAGGATGGGAATCTGTTACTTCAAGAAAAGCAAGTGTTATTATAAGTAAATTTTTACTTTACCAATTAACAGTAATAACATTTTTTATAATAGACTATAACTTAATAAATGAGTTTACAAAAGTACATTATCAAAACAATTATTTATTAACTAAATTTATAACACTCTCTTTATGTTTTGTAGAAGCAAAAAGTATAGATGAAAATATTAAATCTATATTTGGGTTTTCTATTTGGACAAACTTAAAAGAAGTTTTAATGAGAACACAAGAGATAAAAAAAATTCCTAAAAAATAAATAATTAATGACAATTACTTATTTAAATTTTTTACCTAATCAAGGGTTTAATGATACTATTTATTATCTTAAAACAGATGGTAAATATTATGGTTGGGATGGACAAAATAATAGATTTTATAATTTATCTACACCAAATATAGATGACTTAGTAGGATTAAGTTTTGAAAATTTACAAGAAGGAGATGTATTATCTTATGATAGTATTTCTCAAACATGGATTAATAAAGTTATAAATACATCTACAGGAGTAAATTCTTTTAATGAAAGACAAGGAGATGTATACTTATTAAGTTCAGATGTAACTTACGCACTAGGATATACACCAGAGAATGTAGCAAATAAAGTTACTGTAATAATTCCCGAAGAAATAAGTGATGTAAGCTATCCAAGCACAAGTGCGGTGTATAATTATATTACAGGTGCAATTTCAAAGTCTTATGGTTCTTGGAAAAATGAAGAAAGTCAATTTGCGGCTACTAATACTGAAGGATATGGAATTAAATTTAATACGGCAGATATTTCAGAACAGGGGATTAATATAGAACTTGATTTATTAGGAAATAAAACTCTTATTAGGTTTTTAAATTCTGGAAAATATAATATACAGTTTAGTTGTCAATTTGAAAATATAAGTACACAATTTAACGATGTGTCTATTTGGTTAAGAAAAAATGGAGAGGATTCTATTGCTGATATAGCAGGAACTGCTCGTTATATAACAATACCAATTAGATATGATGAGATAAATGGTCGTAATACAGTATCATTTAACTATTTTGTAGAAGCTATTGCAAATGATTATTTTCAACTTGTATGGGCCACAACAAATTCTGAAACTATAAGTATGACATCTTACAAAGCAGTTAACCCTACACCTAGTTCTTATTCAGCAATATTAACAATTAATCAAATAAATTAAAACCCTTAAAATATAAAACCATGAAATTATCAAAACATTTAGATCTAGCGGAAGTTACAAGATCAGAAACTGCAAAAAGAAAAGGAGTTAGCAACATACCTACTCCTGAGCATATTGAAAACTTTAAATTATTGGCTGAAAAAATATTCGAGCCTATTAGAGAGCATTTTAATGTTCCTATTTTTATATCTAGTGGATATAGAAGCAAAGCTTTAAACCAAGCTATTGGTGGGAGTTTAACCTCACAACATTGCCAAGGTGAAGCAATTGATATTGATATGGATGGTAGCTCAAGCGGAGTTACTAATGCTCAAGTATTCCAATTCATTAAAGACAACTTGAATTTTGACCAAATGATTTGGGAATTTGGAACAGATAAAAATCCTGATTGGGTTCATGTTTCTTATGAATCAACTGGTAAACAAAGAAAACAAATACTTAAAGCCATAAAAGTTAACGGTAAAACAAGTTATGTTCCTTATAAATAAATTAAAACTACAAAAACTTAAAAAATAAAACTATGAAATTTTTTAGAGAAATGTTTAGTGATGATAATTCTATTAATGAAAAATCTTTAATTGGATTTTTAGCTTTTATTATGATGTGCTCATTTGCAATTGTAGATATTGTTACAGGATATTTAGGAAAAGAGCTTGTTGTAAATGAATTTATATTCAATGCTTTTGAAGTGCTAGTGTTAGGTTCATTTGGTATTGCAGCTACAGAAAAAATTACAAGCATTATAAAATCTAATAAAAACAAAGAAAACGAAGCAGAATAATGAAATATTTATTTATAATTCTTATTGTTTTACTAGGAGTATATATGTGGCTATCACATGATAAGTTTGTTGAAAACGAAGCTATTATACAAAAACTAGAAGACAGTTTGTCTAGAAAAGTAGACACCTTGATAGTAGAAAGAGATGTGGTAAAAGACCATTACATTAAATCTAAAGAGATTGTATATAAGATAGACGAAAAATACATTGCAGGCAAAGATTCTGTTTGTGATAGCTTAGTAGTAGCCCTAAAAACATCTCTTACAAACTGTGATAAAGTAATAGTTAAATCAGATACTTTAATTAAAACACTATTAGTTAGAGATACTGTAAGGCAAAATCATATACAATATTTACAATCTAAAAATAAGTTTTCTTTAATTGCAGGCCCCACCTTATCACTTACCCCACAAGGCATTCAACCTGGAATAGGTATTTCATTTGGTTTTAAATTAAAATAAATAAATAACAAGGATTAATTATGAAAACATTGTCTAAAGAAGAATTAATAAGTAGGTTAGAAGCTATTAATCGTAGTAATGCTATTATTTATTTTGACCTTAATGGTATAATTCTTGGAGTAAATTCTATTTTTTTAGAGACAATGGGATATAAAGAAGGAGATCATGAAAAAATTATAGGTAAGCATCATAGTATTTTTGTTTCTACTGACTATGCTAATTCAAAAGAATATGAAAAGTTTTGGAAAAAATTAAGAGATGGTCAATTTTATGAAGGGGAATTTGAAAGAGTTAAGTTAGATGGAGAACTTATTTATTTACAAGCAACTTATAATCCTATATTAAATGAAAATGGAGAGGTTACTAAGATAATGAAAATTGCTAATGATGTTAGTACAACAGTTATAGCAAAGAATGAAATTGGTGCAGTAAGTAAAAGCAATGCTGTTATTTATTTTGATTGTGATGGATATATTCTTGGTGCAAATTCTCTTTTTTTAAAAACTATGGGTTTTGATGAAAGAGATGAAAGCAAGATTATTGGAAAACATCACAGTATTTTTGTAAGTTTTGAGTACTCAAAATCAGAAGAATACAAGGAGTTTTGGAAAAAACTAAGTAGTGGTAAATTTTTTGAGGGGGAATATGAGAGAAAAAAAATGAATGGGGATACTATTTATTTAAAAGCTACTTATAATCCAATACTTAATAATGATGGGGTTTGTAAAAAAGTAATGAAAATTGCTAATGATATTACTGAGACTGTTGTTAGTAAAAACAAAATCAATGAGTTATCTAAAAATTTACAAGTAGAATTAGATAATTCTAATAAGCTTAGAGTTGCTTTAGAGATAGAAAAAAATAATGTTTTAGAAGATTTAGAAGCAACAATTAAAAAAAGTCAAAATGAATTAATTGGTACTATTGTTAAAACTGCTTTAGGAGTTATAGTTAGCGTTGGCTTTATAACAACTGTAATGTATTCATTTGCAATTTTATCAAATAAAGATACTCAAATAATTGGATCAACTTGGAGTAATATGTTTAGTGTATTATTAACTAATGCATTTTCTATTGTAGGCACTATTATGGGTATTAAATATGCTACTCAAGAAAAAAAAGAAGATAAAATATAAGTATTGTCGTATCTTTGTACTTAATAAAAATTAAAATAATATTAAAATTATTTTTTAATTTTGTGTATTAGTTTAATTTTTAATATTTTTATATTAAAACCCACATAACACATGGTAAATCAACAAGTTGTAAATAAATTTTTAAATTGGACAAACAGTAACAAAAATTATTTAGAGATTGCAAGACCCAATAAAAAAAGATTATTAAAAAAATTAAACAATAATAGTTTTAACTTAACTTCAGAAGAGCTTGATTTTTTATTAAGTACATACGGAAGAAATGTTAAAAATACTAAACAAAATACTGAAGGTACTAATGTTTGGGTTCCTTTAGAAATGGTAGAAACAGTTAAAGAATTAAATGCTATTTACCAAGAAAGTTTAAGCATAGGTGTTCCTGTAAATGACATAAAGCATGGCTGGTTAAAAAATGATACAGCATCTATGTTTTTTACTAATCCTTTATATAAAAAGCAAGAAGAAGATAAATTTTATAATGAATTAGTTTCTGATTTACAAAAATTTTCACCTGTATTTCCTGAAATAAAAAGAACTGCTTCTAAGGAAGGACATTTGTTAGTTATAGATCCTGCAGATATACATGTAGGTAAACTTGCAAGAGCATTTGAGACAGGGGAAGATTATAATAGTCAAATAGCAGTTAAAAGAGTTTTAGAAGGAGTCCAGGGAATTTTAGATAAAACATCTGGATTTAATATAGATCAAATTCTTTTTGTGGGAGGAAATGATATTTTACATATTGATACTCCAAAAAGAATGACTACTTCTGGTACTCCTCAAGATACAGATGGTATGTGGTATGATAATTTTTTGATAGCCAAGCAGTTGTATATAGATGTATTAACTATGTTATTACCTATAGCTAATGTTCACTTTGTATTTAATCCATCAAATCATGATTATACAAATGGGTTCTTTTTAGCTGATGTAATTAAAACATATTTTAAAGATTGTAAGAATATTACTTTTGATTGTTCAATAGCTCATAGAAAGTATTATAGTTATTTTAACAATTTGATTGGAACTACACATGGTGATGGGGCAAAACAATCTGACTTACCATTATTAATGGCTCATGAAAGCACAGATTGGAGTACTTGTAAGCATAGATATATTTATACTCACCATGTACACCATAAAACTGCTAAAGACCATATAGGGGTAACAATTGAAAGTTTAAGAAGCCCTAGTGCTTCAGATAGTTGGCATAGTAGAAATGGTTACACAGGAGTTCCAAAGGCAATTGAAGGATTTTTACATCATAAAGAATTTGGACAAATAAGTAGAATTACTCATATATTTAATTAAAATGTTTAATATACATATTAACAATACTAATAATCAAGCTAACTCTGAAAATATTGGAGTTAGCTTATTTGCATTATATCAACACTATTTACAACATCCTAAAAGATTGTATAATTTAGGTTATCAAGATTTTAGTTATTTGTATACAAAATGGATAAATGAAAATTAAAAAAAAATGACAATACGAGAAATAATTAATGGATTTAGAGTTCCTATGGATAAGGGACTTCCTTCAGATGATAGTGCATTTACTTATGCATATTTTTATCATTTAATGAAAATATGTAGAGGAGTTTTACTTTATGAAAAGATCAAAGATCCTGATTATAATTATAGTTTAAATTTACAAACATTAGATTGTGTACAATTACAATTAGCAGATACTAATGAATGTTGTGAAAAGTTACCTACAGGTTGTAAATGGTTAAAATCTAAAAAACCTATACCTAATACAATTAATAATATTATTACTAAAGTATATAATGATAGAGGAGATAACTATACTAGAGTTGTTTCAGAATCTTCTAAATCATTTAGAAGATATAATGAATTAGGTAATACTGAAAATAACTTTAAATATTTAATAAAAAATAACTATTTATTTGTTCCAGATTTAAATAGTCCACAATGGGTAAAACTTCAAGCATTATTTTATGATGATTTTGAAGTAAAAAATACTTGTGATAATGTTTGTGATTTTTTAGATACAGAGTTTCCTTTAGATGAAAGATTATTGGATAAAATGTATAACATGATGGCTGATAGGATATTAAAAACTTATCAATACTTTAATAGAGATGTTATAAATGATACATTTAATGAAGACGCAGGTTCCCCACAGAAAACAAATAAATAAGCCTTTAAAATATTATTCAGTATATGATGTAATTAAAGAAACAGAGTATGCTGATAAAAAATTATATGTTAAAGTAATAAAAGAAATATTTAAAGTAGCTGCAGAAATTTTATTAAAAAAACATACTTTAAATTTATTAAAAATAGGTTCTTTTAAAATAATAGGATACAAGTCAAATAAAAAATTAATTGATTTTGGCTTAACTAAAAAACTACAAAAAACAATATATTATACAAACTTTCACACAAATAGATTTAGATATAGAATTATTTATAATCACAATGTAATTAATACTTATTATAAATTTACAACTTATAGGCAACTAGATAGAGACTTAGCTAAAAAATTAAAAGAAGATGAATAATTTACAATTTACAAGCATTTCTACAGTTATTGAAAACTGGAAACAAATAGCTCCCAATGAAATTAATTTTAATGAAGAATTAATGACTGAATGGATTATAGATGCTTATTTTGAAATAGGAACAGCCAAACAATATAAAGAAAAAGTACAAAAATTACAAGTAAAGAATTTTAGAGTAAAATTACCTTGTGGTTTTAAACAAAATTTATATGTGTTAGCTAAATCTAAGGAACATTTAAGAGAGCAATTTTTTCTAACAGAATTAATAAAACAAGATTTTAATAATCCTGATTGCACATGGACTTATAGAAGAAATTGCAAATGTGAAAATAATTGTTCTTGTGATAATAGTTATTTAGAAACTAATGGTTGGTTGTTTATTGAAAATTTAGAAAAAGCAAGATCATTTCAATTTGCTAGTGTTCAAGATTTTACCCCTTGGTTTGAAAGACATAGAAATGAGTGGATTATTTTACAGCCTAGAAAAAATGAATTATCTTTATTAAGACATACTAATGTAGATTTTGAGAGAGAGTTAAGACCTCAAAATTCTTTTACTATTGATAATGGATATTTAATATGTGATTATAAAGAAGCTGAAATAATATTA